CGTTCTCTTTTTAGTATCAGTACGCCTTCGGCGAGTATCCATGCGAGATTGTCCAGCTGCTGCAGGATTGCTTCGTTCTCGGGCTGGGGCTGTGGGATATGCCAGGGCATGATCGAAAGAAACCCGAAAGCCCGCGGCATTGCGGTGTCCACCACCACCGTACTGTTTGGCGATCTCGGACACGTCCATGCCGGCGTCCGTGCTGCGCAGGCTGAAGGTTCGACCATCAGGAGTATCGAAGTAAGAGCCGGAGAAGAGCTCGCCTTCAGCCATAAGATGCCCGGCATCGCTCGCAAACATGTATGGCAGGTTTGCCACAGGCACATCATGCCCGCCGATGAGCATGCGGCGTTTGGTGGTGCGTACCAGGTCGGCCACAGTCTTTTGGTGCTGGCGATTGATGCCCGCGCCGTCGCGGCGCAGTGCGTTGATGTCATCGGCGAAGAGAAGATCCCAAGTCGCGAAATCTTGCGGGTAGCTGAACAGGTTCGCCATGACCTCGCGAGTACCGGGCAGTTTGAATTGCCAAAGGTCACGGTCTGCGATGTGGTTGATCAAGTCTGGGCGCTGGTGCCGGGGGAAAAAGAAGTCCCAGGCGAGGCTCGCCCCGGATTGATTCATGTCGAAAAGCGCATTGAAGTTTCCCGGTGTCTATTTTTTTTTGTGTGCCTCGTAGTGCAGTTCTGCCGCCGGCACATCGCCCAGATCAGCCATGGCTGTCTTGTGGTGATCGATCACGAGTACCGACGCGGCTTTATCTGCCAGCGCTACGAGCACGTCGTATTTGTAGGAGAAGTCGACAATGATGACGCGCTTGCCCGTGACGTCTGGGGCTGGGTCGCCGTATTGCGCAGAATGGAATTCCACATCGGGCCCTAGCGCCTTACGAACAACCCAGGCGGCGCCGAACCCGTCAGCGCAGTTGCCGTGATAGATGCAGATAACGGATTGATTTGAGGCTTTCATGCTGCGTCCTCCGCTGTCAGTTGGACCAACTCAATGGCTTGGCGCTTGAGGTCCAGTTCGAAGGCCTCGCGCAGCGCGTCACGTAGGTGCGCGTAGCCTTCGGTGTCTGCTTCGTGGGGGAAGCTAATCGAACTCAGTTCTGGCTCGGCATTGAAAGTGCCGCGTTTGTCCAGCCATTCAATGAGCTGAGTATCCAGCGGCTGCGCGTTGAGGCTGTTCGCCATTTCCACGGTATGAAAGACGCGGTGCTCCAAGGCGCGGGAGATCTTGATTAGTTGTTCGGCTCTCGCCTGGGTGGTTTCGGTGCCTTTCAGTGCCTTCCAGGTCTGAAGCGCGAGTGCCAGGAACTGGGTGATCTCCGTCAAATTGCGATAGTCGGTCGATGTGAAGGAAGTCGCCTTGATGCCGTTCAATCGCCTCCGCAGGGTGGTCAGCTCCTGTGCTTCCTGGTTGCGGAGTTGTGTGATGGTGGCCAGGTCACTGTTCAGCGCGGTGATTCGCTGACTGTGCAGCCCGTTGCGCTCGCCCAGTCCAGCTTCATAGCTGCGAGCCATTGCTCGAAGAATGAGCTTGCGGATGTAGTGCCCCAGTAAGGCCAGGCCGAAGGCCCATTCCGATGAAGATGATCGTGTTCTGTGCGTGCATGTGCTGTGCTCCGGTAGAACCCGCCGCCGGGATTCTTGGTGAGAGGCCGGCGTCGGGGTGTTGCTTGGGGTTTAATTACAGGGTGGCTTCGTACAGCGGTACTTCGCCGATGGCGCTTTGGATCTTCTGGCGAACAGCGTTGTAGGCTTCTTCAAGCACTTTGTCGGGGCGCACCAGCTCGAACCACATTTGCAGGCGACCTTCCAGAATGCGGTAGCGGAAGCGGGCAGGAACGCAGAAGGCGTCACCGCCGAGGAACGGTTTCACGGCAATGAAGAATTGTTCCGGGATGCGCAGCTGTCCCGCTTCGCCAGCACGCCCGTCGATTTCTTCGTTGTAGGTAAGTTGAACCTGGCCGTTGTCGAGGCGGGTGCCTTGGCGGAAGGTGATGTTTTTCNTGGCTTCCAGGGTGCGGCTGATTTCCAGCATGTCGGCAGCGCTTGGGTCGTTCGCTTCGTTTGCGCGCTGGGTGATGTCCCTGACGTTCTCTTCGATGAATTCAGCGAACGTTGCTTGGTCCATACGCTTGCGGTCGTTCTCTTTCCAGCGACCCCACTCGATGCTGGTTGGGCAACGGTACGTGGCCACATGGTCGCGCCAGGCGGGGGCAGTCGGTTGGTGATAGTCGATGACAGCAGAGAAAGTGCGACCTTCGGGGCCGTTGCAGAACACTGCGGTAGCGTCATTGGCGAATCGGTTCACGTATGCAATGAACGATTCTGCGTCCAGGACCGTGAGTTTCTGACGCGTGCGTGTGGGGTTCGGCAGCAGGTGTTCAAGGTCTTTGATGCTCACGCTGTCAGGTAGCAGTGCAATGGGCGCCGACAGTCCTGGGTGATCAATCGGCTTGCCGATTGCTTGGGCGAGGGTGACCAGCTCTTGAATCGCTTGTCGCATTGGATGTGCTCCATGGGGTGATGCTGTGGTGAGAGGATTTGGGGGCAGGATTACTGACTGACGTGGCGCAATTTGTCGGGCACCTGCTCTTCACTGACGGTGCGTAGCGTCAGGTCCTGTTGCCGTGGGTCGCGGCGGGTCAGGTTGCCTTCGGGCGTCAGGAAGAACAGCGATGTGCCACGAGCCAGGATCGGTTCTTTCGCTTTGACGTCGGCCTTGATGGTCATCTGGCCGCTGCCGTCTGGCTTATAAGTCAGCTTGATGTTCAGCTCTCCGCCCTTGCCGGTCTGGCGGATAGCGTCGACCAGGCTGTGTTGGGTTTCGCTGAGCTCATCGAGCAGGCCGCCGGCCTCGATGTCCCGTAGCGTGTCGATGAAGGGTCGTGCTTTGCTCATGTGCTGTGCCTCGTTGAGTGCGGGTTGTTGCCCCTGGACGGCAGGGGCCACCGTTGAATTAGGCCGCTTGCTTCGCCGCTTGGGCATCGAGATAGGCGGCCAGGTCGTGCAGGTACACAACTGCTGTGCCTTTATTTCCGGATCCACCTAGGCGGGTCACTTTCAACTGGATCCGCCCGGCGCTGATGCGGCGTAGTAGGTAGCGATCGCTAGATATGTGAGAGAAGTAGCGCTCGCGGATGGCTGATAGCGTTGGGCATGGTGTCGCCCATTCCTTTCGCAATTGGTCGATGGTGTTGCTCACGCAGCGTCCTCCCCGAGCCCCTCCGATGGGGGCAGCAACTTGAGGCGGATCAATTCGGCGAGGCCTTCTTTGCTCTTGCCCTTCGCCGCGGCGCAGATCTGGCCTTTTTCGTCAGCGACCACCGCGCCGAAGGGAAACTCAGGCGAGTTGGTGGGGGTGACGTAGGCCACTTGGCCCTCTTGAATCACGTCGTTGACGCAGCGAAAGACCTCGGCCAGTTCCACTGTGCGGCAAGGCATGCTGTCCAGCAGGTCAATGGCTTCGCTGGCTGCACCAATCAGCGTGGCACGACTGACCACGCCTGGACTGTCCAGGTAGATTGGAATCAGCCGAAGGGCGCCGAGGGCTTGCGTGTAAGCGTTGAAGTAATTGGTTTTCATGCGGCGGCGTCCTTGTGCGTGATGGTGATTCCCAGCTTCTTGGCCAGCCAAGTGACCCCGTCATCCTTCACTATCACCACGGAGTAGTGACGGCATTTGTTGAGCGACGGAATCAACGTGGTACGCGGGTCCGAGAACAGGTAGCCACGGTCACGGTGCTGGCTGGCAAGGTCGCCGCTGCTGTTCAGGATGCCCAGCTCCCGCAACCTGGTGCGGAAGGCGCGGGGCTTGAGTCCGAGCAATGCGGCGGTTTCGTCCAGGGTGCGATTCATGGCGCTGTCCTCAGGCGACTGCTGCGCGGGTGTGCAGCGTGTCGACAATCTTGTTGAGGTTGGTTTTAAGGTCTTCGATGGTCCCGTCATTCGGGAGGAACCAATCGCCCTTTGCCCCCCAAATGCCGTCTTCGCTGCGATGTGGCGCCACGGCTCCGACTGAGACACGCTGGATGTGAATCACGACGCCGCCGCGCTGGCGTATGAACTCCGCTTCATTCTCGAATCGCAGGTCGCTGACCACAAAAGCCGGGCGCGGTGTCGTGGGTGCGGGCCAACAGGTCGAGGTTTTGCGCAGCCAGCAGCAGCCAGAGCTCGGGATGCACGGTGTCGCGACCCCACTCGGTACCCAAGGTCTGCATCAGGTAGCGCGGAGAACGTCCCAGCCACGGCAGCACTTGTTCCTTTTGCTCGCCTTCGAAGTCGCATGGGCTCAGGTTGAGGATGTGCATCAAGCCATCGCGCAGTGGGTCTGCGAACGCGTAGGAATGGAATCCGTGTTGGGTCACCAGGTGCTGCGCGGCAGTGTCTTTGCCGGACCGGGCGATGCCTGCAAGGCCAAACAGAAGTGGCTTCATGCTGCGTCACCTCCGAACGGCGAGTGGCTGTCATCGGCGGCGGCAGTGTTGAGGGGGCTGATAGCCTCGGTGCGACCTTTGGGGTTGGTGATTACCAGTAACCCGGTGCGGCGTTGAATGGCTTCTACGGCTGCGCGGCTACTGCATGCAGATGGGTGCAGGTAGACCGGGCAGCGTGTGTTGCTGTGCTGTGTGGTTTGCATGTCTCGTACTCTTTGGTGAGAGGTGTACGATGCAACTATACGAACGCTCATAATTACAGTCAATGCGTATTCGCATAATTAAGGTTGTAGACGTAAAAAACCCGCTCGTTGGCGGGTTTATTCAGAGGGGCAGCCCTGGCTGACTCGACGAAGGCTAGCTGCCTCCGACTCCGCCGCCTCTCCAGATGACTCGACCTAAAATTGGCATTTCATGAATGGCTTCTTCGGTGACTGGTTCATCCGGGTTTGCAATTTTGTCCGGATTGTCACTCCTGATGACCCAGGTGCCGGAGAGCTGTTGAGTCAGTCTTTTTATGCTATTGCCGCCATCTGGTCGGCGGATTACATAGACTTGCTTGTCTCTTGGTTCTGTTGAAGAGGTATCGAAAAGAACAACATCGCCCTCGAAAATGTACGGCTCCATGCTGTCGCCATCGGCATAGATTACGAATAAGTTTTCGGGTTTTGCTTTCATCCGATGCAGCCAGTCACGCTTAAACGCAAGGCCCTCGGTGGTTTCGACATGCTCGTTGAGGTAGCCGTACCCACAAGAACCCTTGGCCTTAAATTGTGGAATCAACGCGTAGTCCTTTGCGCTCGGCGAACCGGTGTTAGCCGCTTCGGATGTGGAGCCGAATAGAAGCCAGTCGGGAGATACGCCCAAAGGCCGGGCGAGCGATTCCACTGTTGGCTTTCTAGGACTTGAGCTTTCGCCAGATAAAATTCTGTTAATCGTAGGTTGTGGCACCGACGACCTGCGGCTTAGCTGGCTTTCATTCAATCCAAGCTCGCGCATTTTGTTGCGGAGACGCTCTGCAATATTCACCGGCGCACCATACGTATTCGAATTATGCGAATTGTATTGCGCCGAGTTATACGTTTTTGTATGATTTGGTATGAGGAAATTCATTGAGGCAGAGTCATGACAATCCAGGAGATGCTTACCTATCTAGCGATTCGGGGGTTTTCTCAAAAAGCGATAGCTGATGAAGTTGGATCAACACAGCCGACTATTCATCGCGCCAGTAAGGGTGCGGGGATTTCCTACGAAACGGGAAAGGCAATTGAGCGCCTTTACCTTCGCGAAAAAGAAGCAGCTGACCTGAGCCAGGCAGATTAAAGGGGTGCTGGGCTGGGGCCTCTCACCATAAGAATCCCCCAGCCCAGCGGTGGCGATA